TTAGTCATCATGTTTAAACATTGCCCCTAATTGATTCGGACTAAACCGCCAGCCTTCATTGCTATTTTTAATGCAATTAAAACACCATTCGCTACAAAAATACTTTGAGCGTTTTTGTTTGATGCCTAGCACGATACCGATAGCACCCCACCAGTCATACCTCATGTTTTTAGTTTGCTCAAAATAAGCCTTAATCTGATCTTCCGTTATGTTTTGCAGTTCAATTAAATCCCACTTTTCATGTTCTAAACACATGATCTTACTACGTACTCCACCATCTCGTATTGATGACGAATAGCAGACCTTAAAACCTTTATTTACGACAATTTCACAATGGCTGTATAAGCCTTTAGTAAGCTTACGAGTTAACCAATCTGATAATCGAGCCAAAATCGCTTTAGGTGTCCAACCTGTTTTCTTGCCTTTATACAGCGCTAAATAAACCTTACCTTCCGTCATTGTTGTGCCTCCGCTAATGTTTGCATTTTACCTATAATATCGTCATGAATACGTTGCAGTTCTTCATCGCTCAACGCCTCATTCTTTAACTCATACTTACGCATTCTTTGCACTGCTAATTGTTGTTGCAATGTACGCAGGCTTTCTGCTTGCTGAAGAATCAAAAGTGACGCAGACTGATTATCAAGACCTGCAACCGTTGCAAAACTGCTGATATAAACGCTTACTTCTCCAGCAAAATTCGCTTCTTTAAATGCCAGAGCTGCAGATTCACGTTCTTTGTATTCCTCGGCAAATCGAGTCCACTTCGCACTAATACTAGCTGCAGCATCATCAATGCTATCAACTAGTCTTTTAATGAGTTCACGCTTAATTTCAGTTTGCTTCTCCTCATCAATAACCCAGCTATTTCCGTTCCATTTGTGTAATTCTGTTGGTTGTCTATCAACTAGAATGTATTGACTTTTAAAATCAATAAGTTGTTTAGTCTCAAGCTCTGATTCGTTTTCTACTTCCATTTCCACAAAATCATTTAAGTTTTGCGGAATAGGGAAAATTTGATAACTATTCAAATTTTCTTTTAAAAAATAGACTTTCATTTAACGCTCCTTTATCGGATATCAATACGTTTTACAAAACGACCTGCGAGATCTTCAATCTCTATTGTTGTACCGTTTCCATCAACAATCACATCGAATCTCTTGACTTCTACATAATAAATAGGTCTACCACCATTGCTGCGTGCATTTACTTCACGAACATCAAGCCAACGAACTCCGCCTCCTGTTTTACCTTCAATTTCTGCACCCACTTCAAAACTGACGAGTTCAATATCGTTATTATCATTAAGCCTGTGACTTTCGGACGATTGAAGATATAAAATTAACGTTTTACCGAAGCATTTCTCTGATATAGTAATTCGCCCAGAATTCACGTTACCTTGCCACACTGTTTTTAATGTACTAATTTGAGATAAACTCTCTTTCGCCTGCAAAAATTGCTGATTTATATCAGCTTTTGCATTGTTTATTTCTCGTAAAGTATATTGTTTATTTTCTTCTATTTCTTGGTCAACCCTCGCAGATAACGCTTGCATATTTTGTGCAAGTGTACCCGCATCTAAAGCCCCAACATTTTCAACAACACCGAATGCTTTAACCCAAAATTGAACGTCATCAAAACTATTAATGGCTTTGATGCATAATTTGAGGATTAATGATTTGGGGCGAGTTTCATCGCCACCTGTTGCCATTTGAGAGGTGTCTTTTGGGGACACAAAGCCATTATCGCCATCTGCATTGTCATAACCAAGGGTGCTCCACAAATCTGAAGACTGAGCAAATGTTGTATAATCAAAATACGAATTATTCCGTCCTTGACTTGAGTGATTAAACCAAGAATCGTAGTCTATCGGTACTCTATGCACATGTCGTTTTAACTCATCCTCTTGTATTTGTCCCACAGACAAGCCATTCCCCGCATTACGCAAAAATCTATCTGCGGCTTTAGGCACGCGTTCAATGGAGCCATATTTACCGACTAAGTGACGATATAACTCTGGGTAATTTTGCTGTGTGACTGTTGAGCGAATGCTATCAAAGGCAATCCACCCAGAAGGGATATTATCCACGGCAAAATAAGCCGTCATCCCCACATCGCTACGAGTTAAATCAGGAAGTTGGTTGCTGTCGCCCAAAGTGCGGTATAAATCAGGGAAGGTTTGTTGGCTGAACGTCGAACCATCAGCACGTAAAAAACCAACGGGATTGGTTACTGCGCGTGGAAATGACACTACGGCACCAATAGGCACGCCGTCGCCGCCTGCATCTTTCCATTCTGACCAATTTGAGCCATTAAAAAAGCGTGTTTTGATTTTGTTGTCATTCGCTTTACGTGCAATTTGACGCACCGCATTTGTTGCCCCACCGCTAACTACTTCAATATGCCATTCCCCATTTTCGGGTAGATTTTGACCGCTTGCTAAGTAATAATTGCCATCGGTTTTATAGCCATTAGCATCGCCCTGCCCTTGTTCTACTTTGAAATTCCCAATACCATAGCCTGCAAGTGTATTAGGCTTGCCTTCAATATCCGTATTAAATTGCGGTTTTGCCCCAGCGTGATAGATTTTTTGATTGTTATATGACAATTCCCCATTTGCCCGAATACGAATGGTGCCGATAACTCGGTTACTTTTTTTATACTCTATCCAACCGTCGCCATCATTTGCCCCCATATTTAAGAGGTGATTAGCATTTGCATAAGTTTGCGAATCAGCCACCCCAATGCCACGAAACCCAATGATTTTAGATTCAAAACTTTTGGTACCTTGAATCGATTCATTGCCCCTTAATCCTACTTTGCTCTCTGCGGTAGTTTTGGCTTCTACTGCTTTGTCATAGGCGGTTTTCACGGCTTTTGATGTTGCAGCTTCGGTTTCGCTGTTGCTGTTAGTGGCTGAGCTTAGTTGCACAAGCCCATACTGTTGTAACGTTGCTTGAGCGATTTCATTTAAGGCAAATCCCCAACGTACCCAGTATTGCGAACCTGATTCATTCGGGCGGTTATTTTTACTCTTTTTTAATGCTCGGTAGCTTACGCCATCAAACTGGACGCAAGAGCCTTTTGTATAGTCTTGTGTGGCTGACCACTCTGGCAAGCCTCGTTGCATTAAATAGGTATGTTTTTCGTCAAGGCGTTTAAATAAGAAATTAAACCACTCCATAGGAGGGATGCCTTGAGTTTGTTCAAATGTAATTCCCCAACCACGCAATAAGTCGGGGAAATTATCAACTTCTCCTCGTTTTGCAGATGATGCAAAAATGCTTTCATCTGGTTTATTTACTAATGCCATATATGACCTCTTATGTTAAGTTGAAAAGATATTGCACACCTGCTTGGCGTGGCAATATATCTAAATGATTGATTGCGAATTTCTTAAAATCAGATGTGCTAGCACTTGGAACAGAGATAGAGACGGTCATATCGTAGTTATCCACAATGTGGCAGCCTTCTCCAAAAACAAATAGGCACGCCTCAATCAAGTTTGGTAGCGTGCCTATTTGGTAGTTTTTAAGGATTCTGCATTTAATCAGGAACCGATAATCCTCATCAGATAATCTGACAGAATCAGACAGTGGGTCTCGTTTCCGATACCATTGCGCACCGCTTAGCCTTTTTTTGCTAAATCCCAGTGCATTAGGTGAATTGCGGAAACCGAAAAATTTACGCAATTGATAGCCATTAATAACCCGAAATTGCCCGACGTGTTTACCTACTAAATCAAGCTGATGACCTGTTGCTGTTTCAATATTTAAAACATCTTGCAATCGATATAAATCGATAAAGCCTTGCCCGATAATGTTTTCAAATAGCTTAATCGTTGAGACGGCTTTAGGCTTGTATCGGTATTGCCAAATCAACAAATCAGAATAGCCCATTATTCCACCTCAATGGTTATATCCGTTGCTAAAATTCGGGTTAATTCACGTGGTTGTGCGGTAATATTTTCCGTACTAAGAGACTGCCCTTTGCGCCCAATTTTTAGTTCTTTTACCCAGAAACCACCCACTTTATTAATGGGAGAATAAAGTCGGGAAAGGGAAAGATTTTGCCCAATCTTAAAGCGTTGAATGGATAACAATCGTTTAATTTCATCTTTATCTACTTCGGTAAAATCTTCATATCGGACACAACGTATAGAAACTTGTACATCAACTGGCACTACACGGTCGAACCGTAATGCTCTACGCTCGCCATTTACCGTTAAAATTGTTTCTGTAGTACCTTGCAATCCGACCCCTGCCCCTTTATTTTCATAAATAACGTGGGCAATTTGCTCATCTTCGCCGCCATCGACAATAACATTCAACGAATTAGGCTCAACACCATATTTATCACGTTGTTTAGTGTTATTTTCTAGCACTTTAACTTGTCTAACATCAGGCAAAGCGGCAATTTTTGATTGGATGGCATCGGCTGAGTTTTGTGCATTTTTGGTTCTGCTGATGAAAAAACGTTCTCGTAATTGCAAGTCGGTTTCTTCTTCCTCTCCAATTTCGGCATTTTCAAATGTGGTTGCCGAGGTAAGCCCAAGCGTAACGGTCTCAATGGTCAAATTCGTGTTCTTTATTAAGTTAAATGCCCCCAATTCTTCACTTCGGAAGTCTGCATGAGCGGAACCATTATTATCTAACTGTACATCTGCCGTTAATACCCACCTCACTTTATGTGGGTCAGACACTACGATCCCCGCATAAAGATGAGTTAATGGCTCCCCTGTTAAAATCACTGAGCGTAAATAGCTATAACTTGCGGCTCGTCTTATTAATCCTGCATAAGCAACGCGCTGATCGAGCCACGCACCTGTCGCAACATCAGGATCTAACTGTCGATACACATTCTCGGCTAATTCCTCAATATCCATTTTCATTTGAGCAAGCAAGCCCACCATTTGCCCATCAGGCGAGTTGGGAGAAAGGTCGATATTTTGCCCATAGATTTGTCTAAATCCATCTTCAAATCGTGCCACGATTTCGTTTAATCGCTCAATTTGGATGCCTGTTTCAATCAGTTTTGCCATATTTTCTCCAATAAAAAAACCGCTCATAAGCGCGGTGGTTTGCTCGTATTATTGTGTTTGCCACTGAATTAAAAGTGCGGTTAAAATCAACTGTATTTTAAGCGTTATAATTTGCAGTCTGTTGCTGTCCGTAAATATCTTGGTAATCAATCGATATGGTCAGCTTGCGTGTATCTGCATCAAAATTAGCTTGGTAATTAATTATTTTGTTTACGCCTTCAGTTTCCAACACATAGCGTTTTATTTTGATTTCCCAATCCGCCATATTTACGCCTCGCCCCATTTGTTCGAACCAAGGCAATCCGTGTTCTAGGTCTAAAAACCAGTCATTAGTAAATGACCAAAGGCGAGTTTGTACATTTTGCGCAATGGCATCTGATTCTGTTGCGTAGTTAGAAAACCCTTGACCAAATGTCCAATCATGCTCTTTATTAAGTCGTCTTATTCTCATTCTGGAACGCCTGTTTTACCGCCACTGTCGCCTGTATGTTTATGGTATTTGCCTGAAATACCACCTGCTGTTACATCTGTATCGCTCGAGATAACGCCTGTGGAGCTATGCGAACCTTTTTGCGAGGTATCGCCCTGATGTTCGATATTCCCTTTGATCAAAATCGAGCCGTTTTTGACTCTGATGTATGTGCCGCCATCAAGGGTTTGCATGGATAACCCTTCGGTAAAAAATCCACTGATAGCTTTCGGTACAGAGCATATGCCAGGAATAAACATTGCATCGGATAAATCATGTAGCCTAAAATCTAAAGGGGTTGATGCACTGCCATTTTGCCACCATCCGTCAATACAACGTTCGGAAAATATGGCTATGCCCTCATCGTCTGCTTTAAGCGGGAATGTCACAGCAAAGCCCCCGCCACGAGGAAAACTCACTGGTACATCAAGAAGTGGCGGTATATCTGCCCCACTCCCATCAACTAACTGCATTTTTATCTGTATGGCAAGTGATACAGTTTGTTTTGCTGGGTCAAAACTCACGACTTTTGCAGGGAGTGCGGTATGTAAATTCAGTTGATTTTGTTGAATTTGATGGTCGGTTGCGGTTTCTGGCGTTGCTAAGATTTGTGCGTAATTCATTTTTTCTTATCCTTACTTTATTTGTTTGATATCTGACTGCCCTTTTCTTTTTCCACTTTTTGGAACTTGCCACCGACAACTGTCATTTTACTGTGCCAATCCCCACTGATGTTATCGCCCGAATGCACAAGTTTTACAATCTTGTACTCCCCATTGAAATAGTCAATGATAGATTCAACTTTCACAAGCCCACCAATTTGTAATGCAGGGTTGAGTAAACAAGTGAGCTCTAATCCTTCATCGGTTTGTTCTGGTGCATTAATCATTCCTGTATCTTGGGAAATCAGTACAGCATCATCGTTTAGCACTTTATCTTTCGGTAAAAAAATAAGTGCACCATCTTGGATAGACCAATCAGCCTTATTATTACGTGCAATTTTAGTGAGAATGTCTCGACTATTGCCGTTTAATACTCTGCCACGAGGGAGTTTGCGTTGATTGGGAATGTCAATGGCACCCTTCTGCACTTTAGGCATCGTCTTTTGCAATTCTTCAACAATCTGCTTGTCTGTCGCTCCTGCTTTTAATGTTGTTTTGGCTCTCGACTGGGTGTAGGCTTTATACCCGTCTGAACACTCAAGCGTAAGCACAAAATCCAATCCATCTCGTTGGATTCTTGTTTTGGTAATATCGCCTACATAGATTTGGCGTAACTCGTCATAACCAACCAACAAGGCGACTTTCTTGTAGTCTTGGCTTAATAATTGGTTGATATGGTCTCGATTTAAGTTCCAAATTTGGATTTTGGCGGGATTAGGTTTTTCATTAATCGTCTTATCGATTTCAAACGCAACACGCAATTGCTCAATGCTTAGCGTTTCTTGGTCATTGCTAATATCGAGTTTCCAACGTCTGCCAAATTGTTTCATACTTACCACCAACGAATTGCAGTAATTAATTCAGGCGCACGCCATACTGCAAAAGATAAAACCACTGCAATTAAAATGGCAATAAATCGCCACGCTTGTAATTTTGATGTCATTTGCAATACCCCTTTAATTAAAATCAAAATAGATGTAAAATTATCCACAGATATATCTACTCCTTTCCTGCCTGTGGAATGGAAAAACCCCGAAGTGCTTGCAACGCTTCGGGGTTTGTTTTTAAAGTACGGTCATTTTTAAGATGATTTTTCGCCTATATACAAAAAACAACGAGTACCCAAATCTTCTATACTCATTGGATCTAATTCTGCACCACTTTCATCATCCAAGTAGAAGAAATAAGGCTGCGTACTGCGAGCCAATAATGGCACCCCACACGCAAGTGCTTGTCCTCGGCAAATCTGCTTTTGATTTACTGGCTCAAATATATCCATTGCCCAGAATTGTCCAATACTATTAAATCGCAAGGTTAAGCGGATTTTTATGCCGTTAAATTCAAAAGTTTGCTCCTGATAAGGATGTTGTGTTAAAAGTATTTGACGCATATATTCAATCCAAGTGATAAGGTTATTTAAGAAGTCCCTTTCCTTTTCGGTAGAAAGATCCAGATAAGTTATTAAATGAAGACTTATTGGGTTCTTTATCTAATGTTTGAGTAGCCCCTTGCTGTGATTTTGTTGCAGATTGAGCCGCTGCTCGACCGCTTTTACTTTTGCCCGATGCAGATGATTTAGATTGAGCCGTTTGAGTCTCAACAATAAATATCTCACGAGCCGTTATCGTAAATGTCGCACTGCCATCTTGCGATTGATTGACGGCGACAGATTGGATCAACATATTTTTGTACAAGTTAATGCCTGTCTGTATATCAACGGTTTCCCCCGATTTCTGACAGGCGATAAAATCGGCATAGCATTTTTGCACTCTGCTATCCCCTGCACTACTATCAAGCAATCCGCCTAGACCAAAATCAGGCAAAAAAGGGGCAATGGTTCGCACTTGATTAAGGATGCGCTTCGCTTGATTATATTCCCCTGCAGCTTGGCTAATTACTCTGCCTGCTCTCGCAATAGATTGCGATGTTTGAGTGATAACCTTAACTGGCAAAGGGAAACTGTTAAGAAAATCTATCCCACCGCGAATATTCCCGATAAACGGAAAGTCTAAACCAAAAGTTGAATGGTCGTGATCAACCATCACACCATTAATGGTAACTTGTTTAGGCTGAATAACAGCGTGGTCAGCAATTGCCGCACCTGATTCAATCGGATTTTCTGTAATGGATAAATCTGATTGATGGTCTTCTGTTGTAACCACGTCAAAGGTTATTTTGCCAATCTTACGATTGGATACTTGAGCAAAATTTAACATAGTGTCTACCCTACAACAGATGAAAGTTGATGATTAATCACTCGAACAGACTGATCTGCCACTGCTTTTGGATTATCCGCACCTTGGATGTGTTGTGTAATGGTAATTTTGTTATTGCTATTAGTTACACGATTATCTGTATTTGAGGTTTGAGATTTCGCCCCTACTGCGGCAACTTGTGGTGCAGAAGCATAAGACGGATCGAACATCATTGCATCATAGGCTTTCGTATTTTGACTTGCCGTACCTACCTTTTCGCCACTATCGCTAAACCACCCCTTTACAGTGTTAACAATGGGCGCAATGTAATCATCATAATAACCTTTTACCCAATCAAAGGCTTTTTTAAACGGTGCTTTAATCCAGTCGGTTACTTTTTGGAACCCTTTATCGATAACATCCAAATCTAGCTGTTCGCCAGTAAATAGATTCCACAGACCAATCACTGCAGCTAAACCAAGTTTAAACGGCAATTTAATCATATCTGTTACAAGTGAAAGTACCGCACCAATGGGATCGACACTAAAGTTATCAACGAAATTTTTCCAAGTAGATTTAACCCACAATAACGCTGTTTTAAATGGTCTCCAAAACTCCCCTAAGGCAGTTTCGCCGCCTTCAAGATAAGTGATGAAGTCATCAACAAGTAAAAACAAGGCTGCAATTGCCGCTATAATCAATGTAACGGGGTTAGTGGCAAAAGCGAATAACATTCGACGACTAAACCACAATAACGCCGCACCTAATGCGTAGATTACCGTTTTCCAGCCAACAGTATGTTTAACGACATTATCGATTGCTGAGGCTAACTCAAACAAGAATGAAAGAATTTTGCCAAAGCCATTGAGTGTTGCTTTGATGAATTCATTATTCTCCGTGAACCATTTGGTAAACCCTTCGGCTAATCGCTGAATGGATGGTGCAACACGGAGTGAGACATATTCGCCAATAGCTCTAAAAGCCTGAGAAACCTGAGTCAGTGCATCTTTAAAAGCCGCAGCGGTTTCTGCATTTTCTGCATTACCAACCCCAAGCGTGAGTGCACTCGCAAGGGCAATTTGTTCTTTTAGCTCATCATTACCAAGGCGCAAGGTTTGAATCATCGAACTATCAATGCCAAGTTTAGAAAGCATCGCAATTTGCTCTTGCTCCCCCATTGCTTTCATCTTGTCTGAAATTTCCCCCAGCATTTCGCTTGAGGTTTTTACCTCTCCATTCGCCTTTTTGGCACTTAATCCATATTGCTCAAATGATTTCTCCCCTCGACCAATTCCTGCTGCAGCCTCGCCAATGACGCGAGATAATCCTTCAATAGATGATTGTGCCGCCTGTGCAGATGAGCCATTGACCTCTGCAACCTTACCTAAATTATAAATTTGGTCGGCTGATTCGCCCGTGACTGCAGAAAGCTGTTTAATTTCATCGAGTGCATCAAGATTAGCATCAACAAAATTCTTTACCCCAATCGTTGCTGCGTAGAAAGCTGCACCAAATGCCACAACTTTAAGTGTGGTTTTATTGATGCTAATACCAAGTAATTTGAATTTATTCAGTAATCCAATTGCACCATATTGAGTCGCCCACAAGTCGATGATCTCGTTCGATAAATTTTCTGTGCTTTTGGCGTTATCTTCTACGACTTTTGTATCTTTTTCGGTGGCATTGGTTTTTTGCTCAATTGCAGATTTGAGTTTACCAATAATTTTTTCAACCTGATCGGCATTTAATCCTGCTTGCTGTAACCTCTGTGAGAGTTGTTCGGTATTTTCAAGAAAGCCCTCGCCAAATTCGGATAAAAGCGCATCCCCTTCTATGAGCTTCTGCACCCAAGCATCTAATGCGTCATCTTCAGATAGGTTTTCCGCTTCAGCTTGTAGTTTTTCAAGGGAATTAAAAAAATTTTCAAACTCAGGTGCGGCTTTAATTTGTTCTGTTGCATCATCAACGGCACGTTCAAGAGCTTCAGCAAAAGTACCAAGATTTTCCGCCGCACTTTCCGTGCCATCTCCAATAACATTAAGGAACTGCTCAAACTGTTGCATTGCTTGGCTATCCGCATCAATGCCGATTTTAATCAGTAGTTCATCGAGTAGCATTGCGTTGCTCCATTTGATTTAATTCAACAATAACTTCGTGAAAAGATAAAAGGTCGGCTAACGAGTAAACCGACCTTAATTCGTGTAGTGAACAAAAATTTTTTACAATAGGCGTAAAAATAAACCAGTCGGCTTTACTGTATAACTGGCTTATTTCGTCGCTTTTAGATTGGGTTGAATATTGCTCAGCAATCCACCCCCACCGATAAAAAAATCAGCAAATTGATACATCAACCCTTCTTTTAATACGGGGATTAAATGCCCACGATATTGGTTAAAATGGCTATCAAAGCGTTCAGATAAACGGTATAGCTTGCCATCTTGCTCGCATGAGGTATGTTTAAGCACAATATCCTCAAGCTCTTTAATGCTTGGGTCGCCTAAATTCGCCAATACAGTCGTCAAAATGCCTGCACCTAGCTTTTTACTATCGCCTAGAGCAGATAAATCAACTGATTGAAGTAATTTCATCGCATTTTTGAGTGCAGTCCATGCGGACATTGCATTAGCTGGCGTCATCGTATAGGTGACATCTTCAATATTGATTTGTTTGCTTTCCATTATTGAACACCTTTTTCAAGATTCATTGTCATTTTCTCGAACACAATCGTCCATGTTGTCGCATTGTGTCCATTTCCACGCATATAAGCTGCAGGTGTAGTAAAATATCCTCTACTTGCCGTGACAACATCGTCATTGATTAAATCGCGGATAGCGAGTGTCATCGGTAAATAGGTTTTAATACTGGTTTTTTGTTGATTAAACAACTTCGATAAATAGGCGTTATCCTCAGAATGTTGTTTAATTTTTAGGGTTAATTTGCCTGATTGGTCAGGATTTGCAATAAATACGCCTGTGCCATTTGCGCCAATAACCATTTGCCCCGCATCAACTTGATTGGTCGCATTAATCACATCTGAGCCGTCTGCCCAGTCACTAATTTCTTTGCCGTCTAATAACACGACAACTTGTTTTGGATCGAAAACCGCCATAATTGTTCCTCATAAAAAGATTTTTAATACGAAAGATAAGCCAAACAAAAATACGCCAATTGCTGCTATATTTGCTGAAAGTGCCAATCGTTTTCCAACAATTCCTGCATCCTTTTCTGACATTTTTCCACCTACCTTAACTTGATATTTTGGTGTATACTTAATCAAAATTTATTCCTTAGTATGGATAAGGGGTAAAAGAAAAGCCAAGGGTTGTCTCTCTTGGCTTTTCGCTTTTTTGATGCTATCGGTTATAGTTCACAATCACATCACTAGAATGGATTGCACCCGCTAATTTCACTGCGGTTTGAATAGGTGTTGCGCGGCGTTGCTCTCGGTCGCTATCAGATAGCGTATCCATTGGTGCCGCCCATACATAGTAACCCTTTTCCAGATAATCGCCTGTCGTCAAATGACCAAAGCTATCGCCAGTCCATTGACCAGGTGCAAAAGCCCCATTATTCACGCCTTCTAAGCAAACTTTCTCAACGGCTGCAATTAACACTGCTTGCCCTTTGTCTGTTAATGGGATTTTAGTTGGCGATTTATACAAGCGAGCAAATACTTCTTTTTGTACTGCATCTGTAAACCAGTCTAAGATAACGATTTCATCCGCAAATTTACCACCCATTACCGTCCCCTCGGCAATCATCGCTACATCATCAAAATAGGTGTACACGTTAATGCCTAAGCGTTTCGCTTTAGAAAACTCCGTTGCCGTAATTTCATCTGCCGTAATAGTCGGTTGTTGCTTGAATTTAAGCGTTAAAGTCGAGTTGTTTGCCGCAAAATTTGTTGATAATAAACGAGCCAATGCGGAAGAGGCAGGGTACATATCGTTTTTATCAAACATTGCTAATGTGTGATCTAAACCTGCATCATATAATTTCTTATAGATGTTACCGGCAGACCATTCAAGCTGTTCAACACGAATAACATTCGCACCAAACATTTTAGTATTAGCTTGAGCATATTTTGCTGCAGATTCCACTTCGCTATCCGTAAGCTGTGCGGCAAAGGTAAAGCCATACCATGCATTATTCACTTCGGCCACGTTAAATAATGCCTCTGCAACGGTTTCTTTTTTCAAGGAAATTGACGCCTTACCTACTTTTCGGCTTGCTTGACCGTTTTCTAATTTAAGCAATGCACCAATATACTCACCGTCACCGCCATCATTAAAGGCGTAATGGATTTCGGTCGCTTTATCTTCTCCAGCGTTGTTAGAAGTGATGATAAAACGTTGCCCTACGCTATCGTAAGAAATAGATAAAGATGAGGAAAGTGCGGTTAATTTCCCTTGGATTTTGGTTGCAATCGCATTGAAATCTGATGCGTCAGCAAAAGATAGCCCAGTGACTTTTTTAATTGCAGTGCCAATAGTTAATGAAAATCGACCATTTACAACCGCTTTAAAACGTTCTAAATCGTCTGATAAGGTTGCACCGCTTAATGTGTTCTTGGTTGCCTCAATGGTTACAGGGGCTTTTTGCCAGCGTGCAATAATTAATTGTTTTGCACGAGGGCTTTGAGCAAAAAATGGCTGTGCAGCTTTTGCTGTTTCTGAATTTGTGCCGAATAACTGCTCTACATCACGTTGATTTTCGACATAAACATAACGCGTAGTCGCATCAGCAAATGCTTGTCCTGCCTCTGGCGTGAACAATGCCACGATACCGAATGATTTACGCGCGGCAGATTTTGGCACAGTATTTAACTGCACATTGACAATCTGCGAGATAGATAATGCCATAAGGCTATCCTCCTATTTGTTGAATTAAATGGTTTGTGCGTTGTTCAACGCTTTCTATTGATTCTAGAGGTGTATCAACAATGTGATGATGGCTAAATACAACATCAAACTGCCCTCGCTCTTCATAATCCGCCCCAACGGTAGCCGTTAAATTACGGACATCTGAAAAACGAATCACGCCCCAGTGATTTGATTTGAGAAAAGAAAGAAACGCTGAACTTTGGAAAATGGCTTTTAGCTTGTAACACTGTGCAAGAGAATTTCGACCGAAACAAGAGAGGCTAACGGTACTTTGCATTGACTGCGTGATACGCTCACGTTTACCATCAAATTCTCTCGTGGCCTGCCCGATTTCATTACTCGTCATCAAATCCACGGTAATAAAAGCCGGTAAAGGATTTTCAGGGAGCCAGCCACCAATAACAGCGCCATTAGGTAACTGTAAAGCCTGTTGAATCCACTTTCGCAGTTTGACTGTGTCTAACGCCGATATTGTTGTGGTATCCATATTTACCCCAATTTGCTACGGTTTTTATTTTGTAGGTTTCCCCTTCATAAACGACCAAATCGCCTATTTTTAACGGCTTAATGGTGTAGATTTTTATTGAGGGGATAAAACGCTCACCTTCTGGCAATAACAACACATCATTAGGAGAGGTCGACATAACAATGGCTGTAATAGTTTCGTCGGTATAACTCGCCCCAAACCCATCGGATGAATGCTCACCTTGCAGATGTTTCACGGTGACAATTTGGCTGAATTTACTATTTAGAAAGCGAGGATATTGGTTGATTAAACTCATTTAACGATACCTTTTACTGATTGCCGCAAGTGCCCACTCCATATAAGCGGCTTTTTCTTAATGCTACTTGGATCTAATGTTGCTCTAAGTTTTTTCCTACGTTTAGGGTCTTTAACATCCTTAAGTCTCCATGCTATTTTGGTTGAGTCATCGTTTACTACCCAATCGCCTTTGGCAATATTAAGTTGTACATCACCTTGCGCAACTAGTGCTAGTTGCTCGTAAATCCTCTCAATCTGTAAGCCTTGCTTAAATAATTGCGTGAAAAGTACGGTGTATTTCTCTTGGTTTTCTGATAGCGTTTGGCGCAAGAAAGGACGCGATGGAATATGCTCATTGCCAAACTCCAGTACTGCCGCCAAAGAGGCGAGGTTAAAATTCTCAGCCCCCTCAACTGGCTTATCAAACTCAGCAGGAAATCCAATGTAAACCGCTTTGTCTTTGTCAGCCCTTAATCGCTCAATTAACGCTTTTGCTTGCGCTAAATTCCCCGTGATTTGCACTGCCATTTACGCCACCATTACGCCAATGCCAACCAATCTACGTAATCGCAAATACTCTTGCCCATACGCTGTTAATTGATAATCCGCATCGGTGCCTGTCAGAGTTGGTACGGCATAGCTAACAGATAACTCGCCAGCACTTTCACTGGCGAGATTCCGATTCGCTCCACCGCCAGTTTCAGCAGTCCAAAGCGACAAACGTAATAGATGAGCAGTCAATGCCAACACGCCACGTTGGTAGAGTTTTCCCCAACGAGATTGGCTTACTTCCATTTCTGCATCCGATAAAAAAAGGTCGATTTTTTCATAATCGACCTCGTTAAATTCAGGATAACGCGCAAGGAATACATCCATTTCAAATGTTGGCATAATGACTCCCTAGTAATCTACGTAGAGTGCAGAATTTGGCTCCATAAAGGTTACGCCACCAAATGCCATGCGTAAGCCAGACTCATAAGCTAATAAGCCTTTTTGTTGAGACGCTAACACAGTTGGCGACATTGGCACGTCAAAGATAACGTGTTCTTTGCTGTTTACATAAACCATTGCTCGAGTTTTACCACTTGTTACACGAGTACCGAAGTTTGATGGCAAGGCTTTAATTGCAACTTCACGACCTGCAGCCGCAGACAAGCTCTTGGTTAAGAACTCTAATGCCGTTGTATCGGTATTATTGCGTTGCGTTAACGCTAAGTGCGCTAAATCAAGCGAATCAATCGCAAAGGTATTTGGCGCTTCAATGCGTTTGGTTTTCTCCATACCTTGTAGGAAAATTTCCTTAAAGAACGCTACCGATTTATCAAAATCCATCGCCTGAACTTTCGTATTTGCTGCCGTGCCTTTGATGTTGTACACCTCAACAGATTTGTTGTTTAACAAACCAGTTAAGCGAGTATCTTTTGCATGGCCCAAGAACGCCACTTTTTGTAAGGTTTGTTGTGCGTTTTTGTTTAACGCCATAATTTTGGCGGTATCTAATGCTAACCCTAATAATTTACCTTGCTCAAGTTCTGGTGTTGTCCAAGTTACGGATTTAGCCCATGGCACAATGTAAGAGCGAGTAGGTGTAAAGCCGACTTCTACTTGGTCCAATGTGCTTGTGCCAGTGGTAATTAAACCATCATCAAGTGAGCCATGCTCATCTGCACCATAGTGTAGCTTTTCTGTAATACCGACAGCAGCTTGCTGATCTACATAAACAAATTGCGGGAACACAATTTCAGGATATTTAGTTTCTGAAATTTCTTTGCTTACAGCCGTTAAGCCGTTTTGTACATAAGTTAATAATGACATTCATCACCCCTTATAATTTTGTAATCATCGCTAATTGACCTTTAACGTCAATCACGGTGTAGCCTGTTTCAATCGCATTTGCATCGGTTTCGCCTTGGATTGCGCCAGTTTTACCTTCTCCACCCGTTGTTAATACAAATACTTTACTCCCACGAGATACAGTTTTCTCCGATGCAATATTGACCCAAATCGCATCGCCTGCACCAATGTGCATCACATCGACTAATTCGCCTTCAGACCATTCATCTCGAATGCGACTTGATAACACTACGCCAGCCAATACATCTTTTTTAGCGGATAACGCTTTTACGCCACCGGCGGCATTTAAGGCAACAAATGTTCCTGCTTTTAATGTGCTACCGGAAACCATTTCGGCACTTGTTTTTGCACTGGCAATGTTGCCTTTACCTAATTCACCTGCACGCGCAGGCGCTTGTTCATAAGCGTAACTCATTTAGTCACTCTCCTTAACTGTTGTAAGTTTTATTAAAGTCGATAGACGGCGCAGCTTTATTCGGCGTAGCATCGCCAAGTAAAATACTGCCGAGCGATTTACGTTCATCCGCTAATTTCGCCACAACCGCTTTTGCTGTTTGATATGCACCTGAAATTTCCTCATCGGATAATTTGGCTGCCTCATCTTTAGTAAAAATGCCCTGCGCAACTACCGCACTTTCTTGGATTTCACGCACAGTCGCGTTATCCGCAAAATTGACTTCTTTAAATGCGGTTTTTGCATCAGCTAATACAGCGGCTTGTTTTGCTTCTGCATCACGTTTTTCTTGTGCCTCTTTTAGCTGTTGAATTTCTTCATCTTTAGCTTTAAGGCGTTTTTCAAGTTCTTCTTTTTCCACATCATCATCCTTTTTGTTTTCAGGTTTAGATTGTTTTTCCTTTGGCTCAGTTTGGTTACCAGTTTTTGGCTCTTTGCCTTCTTCGCCACTAGGCTTTTCTTCGTCCTCAATTTGTTTTTTCTGTTCATCCGACAACTTAATGCCAAACGCACCTAAAAACGCATCGAGAATTTTTGCGGTTTTCCCCATAATGGTTTTATCCTCATCGGCAAGTTTTACACTTCCACCGCAGCGACCCTTTGCCACAATCGCTACGTGGTTGCCGATCATCGGCGACATCTCAAAATCTGCATCTTGTACCGTGGATGGCTTAATATCGCAGTCATAACCACAAGATAATTGCTCAACACCATTCTCCTGCACGGTTTTAATCGCAGATTCATCATAAATCCAAGCCTCTGCCGTGAGTTCATCGCCCACTCGCTTAACATTACGCACGACACCGACAGAGAGCTGTTTCCAGTTTTTCGCATTCACCCCATCTTTAGGATGACCAACGGTTAATGTGGCATTTTCAAAACTTTTAATCGTTTCATCGCTAAATAATGATTTCTCAGTGCGAGCGACTTTTTTAATACCGTCTTCTTTTAAGCCTAGTTCTGTAGCGAGGTAATCAAATACCCCAACTTTAGAAATGGTTGCGGGCACAACTAAAAAACCATCTTTAGTGATGGTTCTTTGTGTGACTGCTTGAGTGGTTTTGTCTGTAAATTTCATTTATTTACCCCAATAAAAAACTCGGCAATTTCAGGCCGAGTTGAATTTAGTATCTTAAGAGTGATAAAATAAGCCAAGCCACAGGCAATAGGGCATAGCACGTTTCGGACGTTAAGCAGACGCCATTTGTGAGTCAAGCACTATGCGGAGCTTGTGGCTTTCTTTTTCCTTTTAATCCACATTGTTTTAACTGCAATCTTTTTGTGTCTCTTCCTAACTTCCTGCACGCTGAATATTTCGTCATCAATCTCTTTTTTAATCAAAAACGTTTCATTCCCTGAATCGCTTGTCCCAGTGTACTCAATGCTATCAAATGCGGAGACAACCAAAGGCAATAATAAAATGTCTTTTTTTGTAACGGCTCTTTGCCCTCGTTTATTTTCTGCTTTTTCGTTTCCATGTTGTTTCAATATGTGTCGGATGCTTGATTCATCAATACTGTGTTGCCAATCTGTAATATCCAAACCAATACTCTCTTTCGCTAACGTAATTAATTCAGAATTAACCCCACCAAAGTTAGAAAATGACTTATTACCACCTCCACCGATAGAGCTTTCAAATAACTCATCGAGATCCATTTTCCCTGTCTTATTAGGTTCTGCGGCCTGGTAGCTTAATTCGGTTTCTTCTGATTTTAAGTTAACTACATCATCAAGCACTGGAATCTGAACGCATCGACAATTAACATCATGACCAGGATGACCAGTATCAGCAGGGGGATTGGCATATTCGAATATCTGCCCATCTTTTTCCGCATGGCTTTCTCGCACACGCTCATCAAGCGATGCTGACCACATGTATTTTTTTATACCAACCTCTTCATGTCTCGCTTGCGTTAAGGCGGCATTTAATTTTGAGGACTGGTCTCGCGCAATAAACATTGCTCGTTTTTCGGTTGTTTTACCCAAGTCTTTTATTTGTGCTGCAAGGTCTTTATTTAAAGAACCCCGAACCATCGCTTGCATGACGGCATTTTGCACTTTATCAAGATATTGTGCGCGAATAGACTTAATTAACTGGATATTACCAGCGGTCAATGCATTCACTCTTTCAGCAATATTTGGGCTATTGCGTAAATAGGCGGATAAATCGATGCCAGTTTGATTTTTTAGATTGGTTGATACTTCAGCATGGTTTTGTGTATCACCACGACTAACAAAGCCATTGGCGATATTTTCAGCTTGTGAAGTGCGGTCAGATTTTTCGTAGTTTTCTAATACTTTCATCAGCGCTTTCGCACTAATCGCTTGGAATCCTTTCGCATCATCCATAAAAAAAGAGCCTTGCGGTTGTTGCATGGCTCTTTCTACATCATCAGTCATCGTTTTGACGAACTGCTTAAGCTGTTGTCTATACCAAAGCTCCGTTCTCTTGCTCATCTTCACTGGCTTGAACTTGCGTGTTTTCGCCTTCTGGTTCTTCAAAATTTCTGGCAAGTTCATCAGCATTTTTCATTTCCTCAATGTCATCGGCAGAGATATTGGCAAATAAACCACTTTCTCGGAGTTCGTTTGCCACTTGATATTCATTTACTACACCATTTTGAATTAACGTATTTGCCGCTGTAGCAAAGGTATTAAGCATATTGACTTGTTGTTCTTGTTTAACCACCGTCAATGGTAAAAACTCAAACCACCAATCTTCAGGTTGTCTACCAAATAATTCATTGCATAGCAATGTATCAAGTGCTTCAAGCACAGGGCGCAATCTTGTTTCTTGCAATCGATGAATAGATTCGTGATAGTTTTGAATATCCTCATCGCCGCTTGCCAATCCCGAAACAGATTGCCCAAACAAAATGGTGACTGGCATATCTGCCGCACCTGCCACCGCATTTCGAAACTCTGTCAGTAAATCTTTTAACCCACCAAAAGATAATTCTTTTCTGTCGTACTCATTTTCCGCATCAAGCAACAAGCTATTCGTTGCCGATTTAATCGACTGCACCGCTGAAATGACATGAGCCACATCATTTTCTAACCCAGCTGAAATCTTGTCAGATAACCCTGCGATTTTGAAAATATCAATTTTACTTTCAAAAATAAGGTCACCCACATTCGCAGAGGCGCTATCAAAGCGTTTAAGTACATCAATAATCTTTTCAAGGTCTGACACACCCCAAATATCATTGTCAGATAAAGGTGCATCATTGGCATTGATAATTAATAAGCGTGAATGATGCACTGAAACAGATTGTGTACCGCCAATAATGGTATATTCACTATATCGACCAAAATTTGCGGAAAACACATCATCATCTCGTTGCCCTGTGGGAGAAATCTTCCATTTAGGTAAGATAATCAACCGTTTTAAGCGTTCGGTAGGTTGCAATGGTGATGTAACATTAATGGTATCGGTTACCACCAATAAACCCACTGAACCATATAGACTAGACCACTGCAATGCTTTAGTTAATGTCTCACGCAGTTTTAATCTACGCTCAAGTTTAGTGAACTCGTCTAGCTGTTCAGATTTTAAGTCATTGGAAAAAATATCTCGCCAGTTACGCACCATATCTTCCGAGCGTTTAATACAGACCTTGTTTGCAATCCAGTTATCACGCCATAATGCTTCAATCTGCATTAAGTCATCCGTTAAACTCAACCCACGAGCATAATATGTCTGGTCTTGTTTGCTACCTAACTTTAGCGCAAGTGATTTGATGCCATCTAAAATATTCATCTTATAAATCCAGTAGTGATTTAGGTTTCCCTAAAATATCCGTTATTGCCATTACCAATGCATCGACTTGGTCATCGTGTGCGTGGCTATCTGTTGCGGTAAATGCCTCACATTCACTAATAAAATCTGCTACCCAAGGCACATTCTCAGGTATCATCACATAACCGCTTTCAATATATCCTTGAATACCTAAAACACGAGTGTACTTATCTGCATCAACTTGAATTGGTGAGATTGGAATTTGATTATTTCTGCGGATAGCTTGAATTAATCCCGTGCCACTGGCTTTATCTTCTACATTTGCTCGAGTTAATATTCCAGTGTCCTTTCTCGCTTTATGTTTAGCCCAAACATCTTTTAATGTCTGCTCAAGTTCTGGTGCCTCCCATTTACCTCTCACAAGGTCAAGGATATAAACCTTTCCATCACTCCCTCTGCCAGCGACAATAAAGACTGAATAGTCATTGTGCTGTTTAATTTTTTGTGCAGTATCAGCATAGATTGCTTTAACTTTAATTAGTGGAGGTATTTTGTATCGACCAAACCAAGCGCCTTTAATAATGCCACCACCCTTATTAGATGGTCTTTGTTGATATAAAGCATTCCACGCTTGAGAGCCAACAGCCTTTCTAATTTTGCTCAATCGCTCTAAATCAAAGCGTTCTGGGTGTAATGGATCGCCCTCTTTGCGAAACTCCTCATCCTCTTCTGCAATCGCAGGAAATTTCACAATGCGCCATTGGTCGCCACCATTCTTCATTTCTTCAATTAATCGACCTGCTAAATCATCCTCGTGCCATCTTGTCATGCCTAATAGCACACCAGATTTTGGTGATAACCGTGTATAAAGCGTGGTTGTGTACCAATCCCAAATACCATCTCGAACTGTTTGAGAATTAGCTTCTTTAGCATCTTTTACGGGGTCGTCAATAATGGCTATATCCGCCCCCATACCTGTAATACCGCCACCAACACCTGCAGATCGATAAGCGCCTTTATGCCCTGCAATTTCAAAAATCTCACTATTACGCAAAGTCTGACCCGAGACAGTCGCAATGCGTTTATCATTTAAGGATGATTCGGGGAATATATCGTGGTAGCTCTCGTCATCCATTATTCGCTGAACGTCTCTATTCATTCGGCTAGCTAAATCAGCAGAATAAGAACAGGCAATCATCTGCAAATCTGGATTTTTACCAAAAGCCCAAGCAGGAAAACGACGACTAAATAATTCACTTTTACCACTACGAGGCGGAGCAAATATCATTAATCGAGGTTGCTTGCCATCTATTACATCTTGATAAAATTGCTGCAGCTCTTTTGCAATGAGAATATTGAACCATCCTGTTACGAAGTCAGGTTTGGTTTGCAAGGTAAAATCAATCAAGCTCTTTTGAGCTATCATCACATCCAGTTGCTTTAGATTTAAGCTCTCTAAGAAGTTTGAGTTCATCGACACTTAACCTTGATAAATCCATAGATATTTTTTGCTCAATCGGTGCCCCATTAACACCAGTGATTTCTTGCGTTACTTTATCACCATATTTTTTAGGGGCGACTTTGGTGATATACCATTTGCGAGCATCAACTCTCAACTTAGCTACGCTAACATTTTCGGGAGTAGCAAGATCTGAAATCTCCAACATCTCCTCAAGCAAAAAATCGGCTTGGTTCTCGCGCGCACGCGCGTACTGCTGACAAAACTCATCGTTTTCATTTAACCAACGAAAGATAGTTCGTTGATTTGGCATTCCAGGACGCTCACAAATCTTACGCAAACTTTCACCTTGAGCGATAAGCTGACAAATATCATCAGCCACTTCCTTTACATAAGATGATGGGCGACCAGTTTTTTTCTTCCCCACGCCATCAGACGTGGATTTTCCTTTCACGTCTGACATAGGAAATCCTTAAAATAACTTGAATAAAACTTATAAAACCTATAAAATACTTATTAATTAAATGTAATACTTTAGCTATGAAAGAAATCATCTATCAGCCAAAAGCATTAAAACAATTGAGAAAGATTCCAACAAAAGCACATATAATTGAAAAATGTGAGTCGCTTAAAACCTTTCCCGATTGTTCTAATATCAAAGCACTAACCAATCACACTTACGAATATCGTTACCGTGTTGGTGATTATCGTGTTTTCTTTAATATCGTTGGTAATACGATGAATATCGTATCTATTGAAGAGGTTAAAAAAAGAGATGAACGCACTTACTAATATTCAATACATTAATAATGAGCAAGGCGTACCTGCTTTTGCTGTTATGCCAATTGCCACGCTTAACTGGCTAAAACAAAAAGCGAATTTTTCAGATCCTATTGAAACAGGTATCCCTGAATCTGTTGCAAAATTGGCTTTATTAAACGATTATTCTGCATTGCGTGCTTGGCGTGAACACTTAGGTTTAACCCAAGCTGAAGTTGCAAGCCGCCTAGGCATCTCTCAATCAGCTTATTCGCAACATGAAAATTCACAAACATTGCGTAAAAGCACTCGTATTAAAATAGCGACAGCACTTGGCATTAATCCCGCTCAATTAGATTTTTAATCTATTTACTGCCTTTTGCTTGATTAATCCACTTATTGAGATGATCTACTTGGCTTGCACACTTATCTCGCTCTGCGGTTACCCTAACAAGCTGTATGACTACATCGCCGTATGTTTCCCCAGTAAATGCTGTTCTTACACAAGGTACAGTATAGGCTTGAGGCGGATAAATATATTCTGCTTTAGTCGTAACTTTATTTGTACAAGCGGTCAAGAGCAGACTGAGGCAAACGAGTGTGAGCACAAGGCAGTGTCTTAATGATTGTTTTAACTGATTCAGCATTTTCTGTTGCTACCCTTTCTATTTCATCATTACGTTGCTGTTGCTCAATAACTGCATTACGTTCTTGTTGTAATGCAAAGCTTAATGATTTATTAGCATTTTCTTGTTGCTGAATAGTTTGGGCTTGTGCTTGGTTCTCGGCTTTTAAACTACTTATCTTCTGAGATTGAAACCAAGTCCAACCACACAAGCCCAAAATCAAGCAAAGTGCGGTCAATTTTATGGCAGTTTCAAATCGGCTAAACATAATGCTTTCTCTTTTTCTCGGCGAACCACCAAACCTGCTAATTTTTTACCACTGGCATACACCCATCTAGGAAATTCGCCACAAGCCTTTTCATATTGTTTTGCTCGAAGATATTTAAACATCGTAGATTTACTTACTGCCCCACAACCCACATTAAAAGTGATTGACACCGCAGAATCAAATACCGATTGCGGTAACATCTCGCCATTGCCATATTTGTTCACACATCGTTCAGCAATCACAATATCATTCTTCCAACGTTCGGCAATTTCCAAATCTGTGTAACGGTGTTTTGGATTGATTTTCTTACCACCATATTCAGTTGAACCAATTCCTACGGTCAAAACATCCGCAGGGCATTGATACGGATCACGTCTGCAACCCTCGGCATTCCCAATAATTTCAGCACCTACAGGACTTAATCTTAGCTCGCCACCGAACTGAGCATACATTAATCCCATTACCGTAATCACAGAACAAACACCAAGAGCCTTTCTAGTTTTTGTCAAAATCATCATCAAATCCTAAAGACAATCGTTTCATTTTCACACGGTGTATTTCTTCTGCACGCCGTTCTTCATTTTTTCTAACTTTCCCTTCTTGGCATTTAGCATACATATTCACGAGACCACTTATTAAACCTATAACAAGCCCCATAATAGCCAGCCATTCTTGAAATGAATACATTGCCCAGAACGCACCAAAGCCAGACCAAAAAATACTTTGGCTTCCTGCATCTTTTAACATTTTTACACTCCACCCATTTACAGGGCAATAAAAAGCCCACGTATTAACGTGAGCTTGTGATATGGCAAAGGCGCAAGGAATCGAACCTCAATTAGCGGTTTTGGAGACCGCTGTCTTACCATTAGACCACGCCCTTATTAAATACCCTAACAGTATCAACAAGTAGGGATTTTTACATAATTCGATATAACGACTCGACTACCACCAGCGAACAGCACTAATAAAAGGCGTCGCAAAAAGAAGACAAATTCCCACAGCTAAAGCTACAATCGCAAAGGCAATCGCACCACGAATAACAGGTGTTGAATAAGTTTCCATATTTAATCCTTCTTTTGGATGTATTTTTAGTTTCGTTCTGTTATACTTAATCATAAATTCGTTCCTTTAAATCGAGCTTAACAGGAATGAAAAAAGCCGAAGTGTTTCCCGCACCTCGGCTTTTCTTTTGCATACAAAAAAGCCCCGACCATTTCCGATCAGGGCTAATAAATCATTAACACATTACATTTCCAACACAAACTTCAACGTATCCGTAATCGTTGAAAAAGTAAGCTTCTCTAAATTTTGCTTAATAAGTGTAATATCAAAAGAGCCATCAATATCCGAGCAGCCCAATGATTTTAATTTTTCCACTATTGTTTGATATTGTGAAATTTCTTCCACTAAATCGCCGGAGAGAATGCCATTAAAGGCTTCACGTGCCAAATTGACGCTAAATCCAAATGACTGTGCTAAATAATCCACATCGATTGTAATATCTGCACCAACAAAACTATCTTTCGGATCTGAAAACTGAATTCTAATATTCATAGAGCCTTTGTAGTTGGCTTCAATCGTATCAGGAATAAGATTACTAACAGTAAATCCTTGCCCTTGTAAAAATGCAATCGCTTCATTCGTCATCAACGAAATAGCATTCTCTTTTTTGCCCTGTAATAGGGCTAAACGCTGCTTAAATAAGGCATCACTTTCAGCCTTTAAATCAGCAAGTTGTTTACGTAATTCAAATGACATTCTTTATCCCCTTATAACCGCCTAAAATTAAAGCAATTATAGTACGAAGTGCCACAATAAAAAAAGCCCCAAGTCTATCAACTTGGAGCTATCAAATTCATTTGTGCGTTCTCAACGTGCTAAAACCGCACTATAGATAAAATAATACACCTAATAGCTAGCCATTTCAAGGATTTTTTGAAACTTTTTTAGGGGAACTCAAAAAATTTAGGGGAAATTTCCCCTTTTCTTATAAATCCTCTGCAACAATAGAAAATTTTCGCACGCAACGACCCAGTACGTTTAAACGTGACAAATCATCAATTTCAAAGCTCGATCCCACGCGCTCATTGAAAGCGCATTGTGCTTAAAGTGGGAATTAGAGCAATAAAAAAGCCCGCGATTGCGGGCTGGGTGGGTTGTGTATTGCGTTATTTTTTCTTTCTAGTTTGCTTTTTGGCTTTTCGCTTTTCTTTATTTGCTGCGGCTTTGGCTTGATAGTCTTGCCACCATTGCGGATTGCCTTCAGGATCGCACTTAAGAATTTCAGCTAATCCAACACCAACACTAAAGGATTGAATGCCATCAATATGCTCAGCAAGATCGTGAGAAATTTCCTGCTTTAATGGGTTTAAAATAAAATCGACCCCTTTTATTCTCGCCTGTTTTGCGGCAGGAACGAAGTCCGAGTCACCGGCAATTAGTACGATGACATCAACCAGTTTTTCATAAGAGAGAATGGTAATATCCATTCCCAATTTCACATCAACTGATTTTTGCGTAATTTCATAGTACCAATCATCATTAGTTAGATCTTCCCATTTTTTCTTGCCTTGGCGAAGTGCTTTTAATGTATGCTCGTTCAAACGCCAATCAGTAGATTGTAATCGACCCATTCTAAGTGCGGTCTTTCTATTTTCTTTTAATTTTACGTGAAATTCCGCGCGGAGTTTATTCATCGCCTCAGTCTTGAAGTTTTTATCACGTGGGGTAGTTTCGCCTTTTTCTGGGAAAGGGAGTTTGACTTGCTTATCAAGGGGTGGGCTGTCATAATAATAAATGCGATAAAGCTCTTGGGCTTCTCTTCCACTATGTTGTCCTCGTTCAATTTCGGTATGGAAGCGAACCATTCGCCACATTAAATCAATTAAGTTTTCTGCGGTAATGGTTTTGTTTTTAAAATATTTTCTCGCAAAGAAACCGACTTTTGCAAAGAAGAAGCCACCATCTATCAATATCGCTGTCTTTTTCATATTTCCCCATAAAGTAAAAACCCATAACAACCGTACAGATAATAAAAATGGTCTGTGAGTTGCTATGGGTTCCGTCTGAATGCATCGAATTATAGGCTTTAATCCTTAATTGTCAATGGTTAATTTTAACTTTTAACGATTATTTTATGCTTTTAATTTTAACTTTTAACGATTATTTTATGCTTTTAATTTTTCTTTAAATCAATAAAAACACCTACCGAAGTAGGCGATTGATGAAAGTTTAAGCGAGAAAAATACACTTATTTTGCGTTAGAAGTAGTTTTAGAGATTGATGCGCGGCGTAAAGATAAGATTTTATCGTTGGTACACTCACTCTCATTTCCCGCCCTACGTCACCTTGCGATAAATTGCTAACATACCGTAGCATAAACACTTGATATAACTCTGGTGTGACGTTGCGCATAATAAGTGTTGCATCGTGAATGCGCATTGCGGTTTCATCATCCAACATCGGGATGCCGTGATCGGGTGTGGCTTTGCGTAAAAAAGGCTGAATTGCGGGATAGTTAATTCCCACGCCTTCACGCGCCCATTTGCCATAACGGCGAGCAGTTAATTTAATATCTAAGATGTGTTTGGTCTGCATATTATCCCTTTCTTTTTTCTATTAATCGGCATTTTTTGTTAAAAATCTGTTTGATTCGCCGTAAGTCATCGGGGGAATAATGCCGTGGGCGGTTGTCAGCTTCAATTTGTTCGACTTTTTCGCTACCTAGTCTATCAAGCAAGCCTAGGCGATATTGCTGTACATTGCCGCCGTAGTAGCGGTTGCATTTTTTACATTGGCCGTGGATATTGAGAGTATAAAAGCGCAAGTGTGGCGCAGCTCCACGTGAGCGGTAATGCCCAGCATCAAACCCTCCTCCTAGCTGTTCTGACACTAAGGGCGTGCCGCAGGAGATGCATTCTTTGCCCATATCGCGCAGGCGGATATATTTATTTACTGCCGCTTGCGCTTCCTTGGTCAATTCGTGCTTGGTTTTGTTTTTCTCTTTAAGTGCGGTCATTTTTTTGCGGTTTTCGATTCGCGCCTGTTTGTCTTTTTTCTCGCGTGCCTTGCGTGTCTGTTCGCGCGAAAGTTTAATAGCGCATTCTGGCGAACAGACCTTTTGCAGACTTGAAACGGTTTTTATAAAGTAGTTTCCGCACATTTTGCATTGATACTCTTTCGCCATTATCCAAACACCATCTGAAAAATTAACCAAACTGCCACAATAAAAAGTACGATTTTTAACTCTAAAATCTCGTCATCGTTTAAACGTTTCATTTAAAATCCCATCTATCGTTAAATCTCACACCATTTTGCACGCACCAGCTGGTAATGTACTCTATTAGGCTTGCTAGTCGTTTTACGCTCATTTGAGCGGTGCTTTCTCGTAGATTGATAACTTCCCCCTCAAGCCCGATTACCATTTCAGCCTGACCACCTGTTGCAATTTTGTGAGCCGATACCATAATCATTTTCCACGTGTCAATGTCTCGCTTTTTACCGTTAAATTCGCACTGTTTGCTAATATCGCTTAGTAGTGCGTGAAGTTTTGAGTTCTGCTCAAGTGAGCGTGTTATAGGTTGGATTTTTACGACCAACGGCTTTTTATCGTCCGTTGGCAATTCCTTGATTAAATCCAAGCAATTATTTTTAATGCGTTGATCGCGTAAAAAGAAAGGTTTGTATTGGCTCATCACATCATTCCCAACGCTTAAATAACATCGCAATACTCATTCTTTGTACTCAACACCTAAATCTTCTAACCCAAAATAACCACAAGATTTTGTTCGATTTACTGCACTGAATTTACTTACCTGCGGAAACGGTATCGGCTCAATTAAGTGACCGTTACAACGAAAACGATCCTCATCCCATTCGCTGCTCGATATAAAATAATCTGGCGTATAAAAATCCTCTAATTCCGCACCGCACTTTGGGCATTTATAGCTTGTCATTGCAATACTCCTTTCATCATTGCCATCAAACTATCGCGCGCCCTATCAGCCTTCGCTTTATCGTAAAAACGTGGCTTTGTTGGAATCATTTTAGGAATATCCTCAAAAGGAAAATTCGACCGCACTTTTTCTGCTGCTTCTGTGAGTAATTTCGGAATAGCTTTCAACGTGTCCTCTTCCGATTTTTTCTTGCACTTTTCGTACAGATTTTTAAGCAACCAAAATTCCACTTTTGAACGATATTGAAATTCATCCCGATTGAATCGGGCATAGCCTAAGAAAGTGTTATAACGTTGGTATAATTCCGCTTCATTCGGTAAGCCCAATACGTGGTAGTCCAGAACTTTGCATGCTTGAATAAATTCGCCTACACTTGGCAAATACCCATTTGGCTTAGCACGCATTTCCGCCATACCTCGTTTGACTTGTGTTATTTTTGTAATTCCATTTTCAGCAAAGCCTAAAATCCACTGGCGTTTTACTACCTGCAATCGCTCTGGAGTGAGGTTGAGCAACTGAGGGCAACTAGCACAAAGTTGGTCGAACAACGTATCAATAAATTTCTCCACTTGTGGTGATACACCTTGGTGCAATGATTGATTAGTTAATTGGTTCACAGTACATTCTCCCAGTCTTCAGGACGATTCCACGGCAACGCATTTTTTTCTTCAAAACTCATTTTTTGCACTTGGGATGTTCGCAGTTTCTCATCACGCCAATCCCACGATGCGTTAAATCCCTGCCAGTTGCGTTCGATGCAAATCTCCACCGCTTCACAAATCGAAATCCCCGCTTTGTCCGCCTGTTTTTGCAGACGGTTTAGCTGTGTTTGATTAATTACGCCCTTTTTGGCTTTGCGGTGTGCGATAAAATCTTTCGCCAGTTGTCCGGTAATACCGAACTGCTCAAGCAACATTTCGGATTCGCTTTTTTGCGTAGTTTTTTTAGGTTCATTGACTGGTTCTAAAGAGTGACTGGTTATGGGTGAAATATTTTCACTACCCCCTAGTGCAAAATTTTCACTACCTAGTGAAATATTTTCACTACCCAGTGCAAAATTTTCACTACCTTGTTCAAGGTGTAAAAAGTATAAATTTGAGATGGAACCATCTTTATTTTTACGTTCTTTTTTGCTTACTAATCCCATTTTGATTAAATATTCAATGTGACTGATTGCACTACGTCGGGTCATCTCGCATTTATCGGCAATGTATTGATAACTAGGAAAACAAATTCCATCATCATTGGCATTATCAGCGAGTTTTAAAAGCACAAGTTTTCTAGCAGGATTGCCAACCTTACAATTCATTGCTTGAACCATTAATCGCATACTCATAGCATCAACTCCGAAGCATAACGTTGTGCGATCCATTGAATACCTTTCGATGTCACGCGAGTTTGGGTAAAGTTGTGACCGTGTTCTGCTGTACCAGTTTTTACAGTAAATAAGCCACGGCTTTGTTTGTCTGAATATGGAATAAGATTGCCTGATTGACGATATAACGCTTTATCACGCTCTAGTGCAGCAATCATCGCTTTTTCTGGCATGTTTAAGATTTTTGCCGTTTCGCGTAATGATTTTGTCGTGCCAATATCAACGTAAAGATCCACAAAGTCCGCTTTAGGTTTCATCGACTTGTTCTCTAATGCTAAAGCTTGTTTCTCTTTTTCTGATGCGACCAACTGCTCTAAGGCTTGAAGATAATTCTGCGGTAAAAGTGCGGTCGGATTTTGTTGGTTTTCTAACTCAAGCCATCTGTCAATAATACGTTTACGAAGTTTTACGCTATAACCAGCCACCAGTGTAAGAGTTAAATCCTTTGGCAACATAAATTCACGGTAAGATTGACCATTTTGGGGGTGTGTCCAAATTTGGACATACCCTTTAGGATTGATTTCTAACTGTTCAAACATCACTTCAATGTCACGTGCGACATGACGATGTTCTTTTTCGCACAACTCCGCAATTTCTCGACTACTCATCGTCAAAGTACTTGCGTTTTCTTTCGTCATCGTTAATAATTGATTCATCTGTATATTCCTTAATGAATTAGCCACGAAATCTCCTCGTGGCTTTTTTATTGTGGTTTATATAAAGAAATAGCCAACTCAATAGAATGCTGAGTTGCCGATAAATGCTTACTCAATGCTTGACGGATTTTGTCTTCTTCTTTCGAAGTGATTTCACCGTCTTCTAATGCCTTTTCTAATGCAGCAAATAACAAGCCACGCGCAGAAAGCTCGCGCAGTTGTAAATTGGCAAGCTCAACCTTGTCTAATTCATCCTCCGCTACATCAGGTACAAAACGCCCACCAGCCAAACGGCATAGTTCATCGATAAAATCAGTGCATCCATACTCAAGCTGGAGTGCGATCAATTCTTCGTTTTTAAAGCGTTGCCTTTTCGTCTGATAAAGCCGATTGTTTAACTCTGCTTCCGAAAATCCGAGAAAGCCCGCTACCGCACTTTTGCCGCCAGGAATTTTCTCGATCATCTCGATGATGATTTGTTTCATCGCCATAATTTCAGCCCTCTTTTTATGGTTTTCTTTTTGATAAGTGCCGATACACTAAATCTATGATTTTTGGTAAAGCTCGCGATCTATCTTTAGCTTTCCATTAGTGATTTCTTGTAGTCGGTACGCATTTTTCTCTGGGATTACATCTTTCCATTGAGAAACGGCGGCTACGCTAATAGAAAGTGCTTTTGCGACATTTTCGAGCTTTCCAAAATGAGCAATAACATTATTTTTAAGCATGACTCATCCTTATAATTATTTAAGACTTCTTAAAGTATATTATTAAAGAATACTTAAATCAACATTTGTTAAGATAACTTAACTACATTTTTTTGAGGGTATCTATGAAAAGCGAAACAATTGGGAAGCGTATAAGACAGCGTAGAACTGAGTTAAAACTTACTCAGAAAGATGTTGCCAATGCCATTAAGGGCGTATCTCATGTTGCCATTTCACAATGGGAATCTGATACGACTAAGCCTAATTCTGAAAATTTAGTAGATCTATCAACGGTATTAGAATGCGATCTCCTGTGGTTATTAAGGGGTGAAGGTTCATCTTCAAACGTAATGCCGGCAAGTATTGGCACGAATAAGGTTCCTTTAATTAGTTATGTTCAAGCGGGTACTTGGACGGGAATTGATGATTTAAAAGAAAGCACCGGTGATTTTAATTATATCTACACATTCATAGATACGTCAGACGACGCTTTTGCCTTAGAAATAAAGGGAGATTCAATGGAACCCGATTTCAAAGCGGGCGATGTAATAATTATAGATCCACGTATAGAGCCAAGAGCCGGCGAATTCGTAGCAGCTATTAATGGCGATTATGAGGCAACATTTAAAAAATATAGACCGATTGGCGATATAGACGAGTTGGGGCGACATCATTTTGAGTTAGTGCCATTAAATTCAGATTACCCTACATTATCTTCCCTGAAACAAGAAATTCGGATTATAGGAACTATGATTGAACATCGAATTTATCGCAGAAAAAGATAGTAGCGGTTGAGCATGGAAGTTATTTGTAATGGTGCCGCAGGCAAGTTCCCCGCGGGGTTATTTTATAAATAAAACAATAGGTCATTATATGAATAATGTTTATTATTATGAGTTGCAAGATCAAATAAAGTTTAACACTACCGAACCAATCAAAGTAAAGGATATTGTCCGATCTCTTGAGGCGTTGGAAAAGATTGTTAAGCAATCTACTAAGACGTTTTCAAAACTGACAAATAGCGAAGTAATATCCGCAGAACTTTACATTCAAGGCATTGAAGAAGGTTCTATTTTAGAAAAAATTGCTATAAAATTAGGTTTCAAAACAGAAGAAAATTTCGATAAATTTCTTGAAAATGCTCACGATTGGATAGTTGACAAAGCAAAGGAACACCCGGTGAAAACAGGATTAGCAGGCTTAGTAATTGGTGGAATGCTGGCTTATGGATTTTATTCCTTGGGTAATTCCGCCGATGCTGTTGTGGTAAGTGGAAACTACAATACCGTAATTGTCAACGGCGCAGGTCAATTAGGGATCACTGAAGCCGCATTTAAAGAGGCGATTGAAGAAAACAAAAATCAGCGTAGAACACTTGCCAAGAATGCCGTTGAATTTGCTCAAACCGCCAAGACAGAAAAAGGTGATGTATCAATCGAACTTGGTGAAACCTCGAATGTCGTTATCCCAGCAGATGTTATAAAAGTTATTCCGGAAACAGCAAAAGCCGAGCCGATAGAAAAAACTGCGCAAATGGATAATGTTCTACTAAATATACGTTCGATGGATCGAGATAAATACGAATCGGGCTGGACGGCAATTATTGACGGCGTGTCAGAAAAGAGATTGCCGCTTGATATTCCGTTGACTGCCGACTTGAATGTGTTATTCAAACAAGATTCAATCAGAGCCGATATTACATTATATTCCGTGCAACGCGGCGACAAACTAGAACACAAGCGAATAGAGATCAGAGCTATTCATACCAAATGATAACAACCGCCCTCGTGGCGGTTTTCTTTTGCCCCTACCGCCAAACTCCCCTCATGTAAATCTATATAGATCTAAATAGACCTAAAACACCGCACTTTCTACCGCACTTTTCTACCGCACTTTTCTACCGCACTTTTTCAAAGTGTAGCCCTATCCCCCCCCCCTTAATTGCTCAAAAAAATAAGCAATCGAACCAATCCAACTCGTTGAGATTTAAGTAATTTTAAAATATTTATTAATTTTTCTTAAATTTTATATTGCTTTTTAATTTAAGTTTTCTTAAACTACACCCATCAAAACGAGATACACAATCTCAATGCTCTTTAAAAATTTGTGATGAAAAAAAGCCCTGCGAACAGGGCTTAGTTATTAAGATTCATAAATAGGTGTCTTTCTATCAGTATCCATAACTAGACCAATGCAATGTAGGCAGTTTTGTTTGGTTGTATAACCCTCGCTAACTGCAATGGTTTCATGATTGGCGGCTTTTAGTCGCCAATACCACTGATTGTTTACACCCTGAAATATCTGAAAATACATAGAGGTAGTTCCTTATGCAAGAAGAAATGAAACGCTATGCAATTTCTTATCACTTCGACGGCAAAAGGTGGGCGACAGATGTTTACGCCCATTCATTCGAAGAAGCGGAAGAAAAGCTAAAAGCAATGTCCCAAGGTACTGTTGACGGCGAGATTCACCTTTCAGTTTACATTCCTGAAAATCCGCTATCGAAAGTATCAAGGTTGATTACAAGAATAGCTAAAAAGTTTATGTAAGTCAGTGACTTTCATCACAAATTTTAAACAATTTGGTTAAAGAAACTCACTCGGCGGAAGCGCAGACGGAAGCCCAACGGTGCTAAGCGGTCGTTAGATTGAAAGCCCTAACCTACTTAGTTAAGAGTGAGTTTTAAAGTCTGCCCATGCAAAGCCAGTGAAAAACGGTGCAGTTGCCGAAAGTGGAGCTCAAGCAGGCGAATATCCCAATGTGGATATTTCAAAACACATTTGCTAGTACAGAGACACAACGGCACGTGAAACCGTTGCGAATGATAGATGAAGTGTGTTTTGAAATGGTAACAATAAAACAAACGAGGTTAAAAATGGAAGAAAAACAAGAAAGCAGCCTA